TGCATCAAAAGTTAAGTTCCCTAAGCCTGCTTGACTGGCCGCTGCCTGTTGACCAGCTTGTCCTAATGCGCCTTGGTAAGCTACCGTTGGTTGAAATTTGGTAGTATCAATCGGTTTAGCACCGAGTCTTGCAACACCTTCACCAAACGTTTTACCTAACGTTTCTATAAAGGGTGCTGGTCTTGTTATCTGTGTAGTTGTTTCTGCCATTAAAATGCTGCGAGTATTCCTACTCTGCCTCCTGTGTTATATCTTGATCTCGTATATCCGCCTCGTGCGAAGGATCCTTCAGACTCTGCCGCTGCTCTTGTTCCAGCTGCAGTATTACTCCATCCTTGATGCGTTTGTCCACCGGGTCCTGTAAAAGTAGCTGCTCCCCCGGGTCTATTTTGTCTCGTCCATCCACCACCAAGATTGGTACTCGCACTATGTTTAGCACGGTTTGCTTCATCTGCCAATCGTTGAAGTTCAATAATTCTTTTTCTAGAAAAATCTGTTTGATCTGCTTTTCTAGTTTTAATTCTATTAATTCTATCTAATATCATTTGTTCTGGATCATTCGTTCCAAACATTGAAATCATATTTTGTCCCGCCATCAGATTACTTGTATCTGCCGCACTTACTGCTCCTGCTTGAGCTTTTAATTCTGGACTCGCTGGTTGAACTGCATCTAAAAATATTCCTGCTCCAGGAATTTTCATAAGACCTGACATTAGCATTCCTGCACCTCTTTTTACAGGGTTGGTTAGAGCCGAAAATCTATTTGATTGAACATCAGGTTGATAGGTCATGTCTTCATCAGCTGTCCATCTATCTACATCATCATAAGGATGCATATAAGTTTGGTATGGATTATTAATTTGTGTATTACCAAATCCTTCATTGTTATTGACATACGTACCATCCATCGCAAACATTCCTGAATCTACATATCTATCATCAGGTAAAGAAAGAGGAATTCCTTTTTCTTTAAACTGTTCCATATCCATTATTTTTTAAGTTTTGTAAATTAGGTTGAGGCACACCCAGTTCTTCTAATCTATTTNANTTTTTAATTTGATTATCTAATGGGGACCCTGGATTAAATGCCATTTGATTATTAAAATTATTTGCTAGATTTATTGGTTGAGTATCGTCTTCACCCCTATAAGGATTATAAGCCATTACGCCATCGCCTCCATGTTGTGCATTAAATCATACATTTTTTTTGCGCCGAGTTCTCGGTCGCCTCCGCCCATACCTTTAACAGCATCGGACGTCATAACAAATTCTCCTTGTGCAAGTAAAGCTCTCACATCATCATGCTTCTCGGCTTTACCGTGAGGTTGATAGCCTCCTGTTTGTCTCATATCTAATTGGTTTCCATCTTTAGATGGAATAACTGGGTGTTCATTACCCATCAGTCCAAATTGAGAAGTTCCCATTGCATAACCAGTTCTCATCAGTCCACCACCAGCTGCTTGATTTTGTTCTCTAATATCTTCTTCTTCAATAACTTCTGCTGTTTCTTTAACGCCTCTTTCGCCTTGCATTTTTCCTTTAACAGATACTACGAGTTCAACCAGTTCTTCTTTAGTTCGTCCTCGAAGTTGTTCCATAGGAATTCCCATAGAAGTTAACATCTTAATAAGTTGAATAAGTTCTGCGTCTTCACTTTGTTGAGTAGGTTTAACCGATTGAATACCTCTATTAATATTTTGCATTTGATTCATTTTGGCCATACGAGGATCCTGTTGTTGACCCATCATTTGACTACGAGGAGAGCCCATACCCATAGCATTCATTCCTCCTATTCCTTGATTCATTGTCATTGGATTCATACTTTGATTCATACCACCCATTCCACCAGCATACAATCCTGTATTTGCTTTAACTCTTCCTCCGTGAGAAAACATTGGGTTCTCTCTAACCATGACTAAGGCTTCTTCTTTAGTTCCGGCTTTACCTGACTCCACTAACCAGTCTGCCCATTCATCTTCGTACATTCCTCTGTTAGTTAAATAATTAGCATGTGCCGTTGTATCATCTACATCAACATTAATTTCTTCTGCGAATTCAGGTGCTACGGCTCCTGCTGTTAGTGCTGTTCCTACTCCTGCTGTGAGTGCTGGATTTTTAGTTAAGAGACCTTTGGTAGCCATCTGTGTTATAGGTGTACCAGCAACATTGGTTTGTGCACTTCCATATAAGTACTTACCAAGTTGAGCCATCTTCGATCCTTTTCCAAACAATCCTCCTACTTTTGTGCCCGGTAAACCTTGACCATATCTAGCATAAGCCGGTAGTCCGAACGCTGCTAAAGCTGTTAGTCCTACAGGACTTTTAAGAACCTTTTTAAGTGGTTTGGTTACTGATCTGAATATTTTTCCTATGCTAAATCCCATATAAATTCCTTGTAAATGTATGAAAGCAGGTTAAAGGGAAATCCTGAAAACTCCCTGAACAATATAGTATTACTTTACTTTTTTGCCTTCGTCAATGAATCTTCCACGAAAACCATGGGTTCCATGGTGGGTGATATAGGCCTCAACGTTAGCATAAATCTTACCCCCAATGTCGGTCCAACGTTTACAGAAGGCATAGTCTTCCCCTAAAAACTCACCACTTTCAGGGTCAAAATCAGTATCAAAGAAGTTATAGATGTTCTCGCTAGTGGCCATAAGACCATTTACTAATTGTTTTTGTTTAATTTTCATTGTTGGATAAGCTTTAATCATCTTTTCAAATACAGTTCTTTTAATTAACATACAGCCTGCAGGACCTCTTGTAATTTCAACGAGCCCATCTTTAGATTCAATATTATTATCATCAGGAAAATCTAAACAATAATAATGAGGACATTCTTCAATAGGTTTACCTGATTGAAGTGAGACTTTACGAGCTTTATTCCAATCAAATACTTTCATGGGATAAGGAGTCAGCACAATATCTTTATCAAAATTCATCATATCTAAAATAGAAGCAGCATCAAATTCAATGTCTGAATCTACGAATAACATGTGAGACATATGAGAATTAAGAAAAGCTTGAACACATAAGTTTCTTCCTTGGGTTACCAAAGAAGATTGAACCATATGAAATTTAGTAGGTACATTTTTATGATAACAAATACTTTGAAGTTCTAAAACAGATTTTACATAGGATAACATTAAGGTTCCCATGCATGGTGTTACAACAAATAAAGTATTAGGTTTAACTTCAAATTCAGGTTCTTTTAAAACTTCATGTCCATCAATGGTATTTTGAGGATAAAGTTTAAATCGTTTAGAGGTTAGTACACCTTCATTTGGTTTCATTATTAATTCCTTTTGCGGCNAAAGCATTATCAAGAAAAGCAATCCATTCTTTAACTCGATGATCCCAATTATAAAAATGCATAAAGTGTTGTCGTTGATTTTCAATCTGTAGATGCATAGCATCGGTGTGTAAAATTTTTTTAATATATTTTAAAAAGGCTGCATACTCTTGAGCCAATCTTTGTGGATCCGTATCATAAGGAACATAGATTCCATAATCTCCACAGGTCTCTGGTAAAGCTCCAAAGTTAGTCACAACTGGAATAGCTCCAGCGGCCATGGCTTCTAATGCAGAGATACAACAAGTCTCTTCCCAGATAGAAGGATAAGCAAACACATGACTATCTTGCATGGCATCCATTAATTTAGGGTGAGAAACATACCCTATATAATTTACATTATCCATTTGACGTGCATGTTCGTAAAGGGTTTCATAATTTTTATCATTAAGTTCTTTAAATTTATCTCCATAAAGCTGAGTTGAACTATAAACATCGAGTTGAATTTCTTTATTCTTTACATGATGCATTGCTGCCAAAAGAACATTAAGGCCTCGCCAAGGAGTTGAGCAATGAATAAGTCTTAAGGGTTGATCTTTTTTATATCTTGCTTTCTGTCTCCACTTAATATTAGGGAGTGCATTTTTAATGACACGACAACGAGCAGTAGGCAGATTAAAATAAAGCCTATATTTTTCAAAACTCCAATGAGAATTAAAAATATACCAGTCATATTTAACATGGTTCTCCGGCTTTGAAAACCAGGGGAAAATGTTGGGTTGATCATAAGAATTTTTTAGCCATAGAATATTAAGCTTTCCTTTCTGTAGAGGTTCTTTTTCAGGAACAGAGGTTGTGAGATTAATTTTATCCCAATAGTGAGCGGGAAGTCTTTTAGTAAGTTCCGCCAATTGTAATTCAGTTCCACCGCGTGGTTCCATTATTCTTTTAACGTTGCACTACCCATCACTAATTTTGGAACGGTAATTTTAACGTCTCTCCTTATATCTTTTTTAACTGTATCGGTTGCAGGGTTAGCAACATCATCTTCAGCTTCTTTGTCTGAGTTATATTCCTTCCCTGTTTTAGTATTGGTTAAAGTAATTTCAGTATCACCTCTATATTTAGGAATCATTTTTCCATCAATATTAACGTGACCAATAATTTTTCCTTTTTCTTTAAATGACATTATGTTCTATCCTGTTGCATTACACTAATAGAGACATTAGCACTGGTTACGGTAGTTGTAAATTTGAGTGCATCACTCTCTTCTAAAACTAACACTGTACTAGTATCCCCTTCTAAAAATTCTCCTTTCCCTGCCGCTGCAGTACTTGCTGCTTTAGCATACACCACATTAGTTGTGGCACTTGAATCATATAAAGTTAAAGTCCAATCCGCCGTCGCTGATGCATGGTCATTGTAAGCCGAAATAGATTTAACTAATGCTACAGTTTCAGCTGGACATGTATAAACAGTTTTAATGTTTGTAGTTGCTACTACGTCAATAGAATTTCGATATGAATTTGCCATTTCTTCTTTTCCTTAATTTACCTTAACTTATAAATAAAGTAAAGGCTTCATACTCATCTGTTAATTGTTGTTGGTAAGTCGTATTTAATTTTTGAACAACGGAGCCTACATTGTCTGCAAGATTCTGAAGATTTTCTCTATCAAATTGAGGCCCTATAATATCTGCTATAACTTCTGCTATTTTTGCCATTACCTTCGGCCTCCTGCATGAATGTCTAGTCTAAAAGTTCCCATTCGCCAGCTTTGACCGGTGCTGACATTCCCTACTTTAATAGCAATCTGTCTGGCACGTTTACGTGTAAAAATTTGTGTGGTAGCCGTTGTACTAGTATAAGAAGTTGATACCGAAGCACTATTAGGAAAGGCTTTAGTGTTTAAATAAACTTTAGAGTCTCCTGTTTGTGCCCCATAGTCTGGAATGATTCTAGATATTCTCATCATATATTCCCCTTGACCTTGAAGCCCTTCTTCTCTGCTAATATCATAATCTCCTGATTCAACNTAACCTGCAATGGCATTCGTTGTACCATCGGTATAGACTTCGTCCGTTCCTTTTTCTTGTTCCCAATAATAACTTGCACCATTAGAGATACCCAAGACCGTTGGATAAGTCGGAGCAATCCCATCTTTATATTCCGTTGCGTAAGGTCTGCTGAATACACCTTCAATCGTCCATGTTGAACGAGCTAAAGAAGATACCGTCCAGATTTGATTCTGTGGGGTAGAGTCTAAATAATTATAAGTCACCGAACGATCAACATAGTCAGAACCAGAACTTGGATAGAACCAAGTGATCTCTCCAAAAAGAGCATTAACTGCTACATGAATTTGTTGGTTGGCACTGGTATTAATATCTTCAAACACATAGTCTTCTACTAAACATTGCATCATTTCTACACGACCACCATTGAATCGATAGAATCCTGTGGGTCCCATCCAATAAGCTATACCATCTACTTCAGCAGCAGAGTGTTGACTAGACATTCCACAGTTGGTTCCTACTTGTTGGAAACCAAATGTTAAAGGAGGTCCAATAAACTTCATGGTATACATGGCAGTATCAGACCATAAATACACAGCGGTCTTTCCTACAATTCCTCCAATTAGTTTAGAGCCATCGGTAAGTCTTTGACTTCCCGCAGTGTTAGTTGCTGTAGGTGTCCATTCAGTTGTTGAGTTTTGATTTGACCAGCGCACAAACATATCATCTTGAGTACTTGCTGTTTGTAATGTGGTCTCAGTTCCAATACATACTAAGTGTCGATCGGGTGTTGATAAAACTAAATCTCTTGAAGCAGTTGGAACTTCAGTTCCTGTTATGGCTACCGCTCTAACCTCTAAATTAGGGATAGAGGGTTCCCATTCAAATATTTTTTTGTTGTGGATTAAAGCTATTAAATTTTCACCATAGTTAATGAGTCTCCATTGACCCGGTTCAATTACAATGTTTGAACTCGTACTAGCACTTCCCCAACCCACAAAGTCAGTGGCATCTCGAGTTAAAGTTCCATTGGCATGTTCAACATCACTCGTTCCTCCTGTTCCTCGAGTAAATCCTGAAAGCGTATTGGTTCCAGTATCGTTGGTTGTGTAAGTAATCAGTTCATCTTCTATAAGAAGGGTTCCTCCTCCTGCTGCTGTGGTAGGGAAAGAAGCTGTACTGGTAAAGATACAAGAGCTTGCACCCGCTGCTAAAACTCCTCCATTATTAATCGTCGTTGTAGTAAGAGGTGTAGTAAAACCTCCAAAAGTATTGGTACCCCAACCATAACCATATCCTTGACTGATCGGGCCAATCACATAATAAAATTTAACAGTGGTACTTCCTCCGGAAGCTGATGAACCCGCGCTTGTAAATTCACAAGTCATTGTGGTTGCACTGGGTACCGACTTTACTTCAAACAAAGCATCTTCAAAATCTGAATCTGTTAATCCTGTTCCGGTTGGAAGGGTTACAGCATCTAATAAAATAATATCACCAACATCAGCTCCGTGAGCGGTGGATGTTGTAATTGTAAATGTGGTTGTACCATCAAAGGTAAAGGTTGCTGAAGCTTGTTCACGTCCTGTATCTAAAGGAGTGATATCATAAACTGCACCTTCATAATAAATATAAAGACACTTATCGGTTCCGATAGCTGCGTATCGATTACCCGCTAAATCTACCCAGGTATGTTGATCACGACCTGCGCCTATAAGTTTAGAGCTAACAAGTTGTTGCCATCCTCCTATTTTTTCAGGAAACCCATAACGAAAACGAGCATAATCTGCGTTCACCCATTTAAATTCTGCGCCTGTATCTGAAGATTGCTTATCTAATCCAGGTTCTAATCTGATCTTATGTAGCATAGAAAAATCCGTTTA